TTTACGCAAATGCCTGAGATATATGGTGCATTAGTGGGAGCAGCAGCTACAGCTTTAGTTATGGTTATATCTAACATGAGTAGTCGTAGAGAACGAGACATACGAGACATATACTTTAGGCTAAACAAATTATCAGAAGCGGTTAGCAGAATAGAAGGCAAGATACAGTAACGTGTGCTATGTTTGGAAAAACTAACAAACTATGTACAAAATACTAAAACCTATAATTTTACGCTTCCTCACAAGTACATCTGCAAAAAGATTGATTGTGGAGTGCTTAAGGTCAATTTGTAAGCAGACCTCGAACACATTGGATGACCGTGCTGTAGACCTGCTTGAACAACAATTGTTTCCAAAATTAAACTAATGTACAAAGATAAATTTCTCAACATTGAAATAGAAGAACCACCTGTAGAGTTGCAGTTATCTGTAGAGATGCGTATTAGAGAAGTTTTAAAAAGCGATGATCACGATGGAGTAAAAAGATATTGTACACATTTAATACGGCATCAAATGAAACAAGATGTTTTTCTTGCAGGTCTATTAGGACGATTAATTGAATTAGAAGGATTGCTAGTAAAAAAACAAATAAAAGAAGAGCGTAAAACTATGGACAGAATAAAAAAATTCTTTCATAATTAAAAAAAAGAGGTTTATTATGCCAAAAGGTAAAGGAACATACGGTACAAAAAAGGGTAGGCCACCAAAGAAGTAAGCAGTGGCGGTGGCCTACTAG